GTCGTAGAGCGTGATGTAGCCCTGCTGACGGGCGAGATACTCGTACCCCTTGCTGAGTGCGCGCAGGAACGGCATCTCGCGGTCGTACTGAGCGTAGAGTTGCCGCGACCTGTCGAGCGGCAGGCCGGTCATCTCTGCGAACTTGCGGACTCCGGCGCCGTAGATCTTCGCGAAGTTGGTGTTCTTGGCCTCCTGCCGCGCGAGACCGGTGAGCTGTGCCGTCAGCAGATGGAAGTCGGTGTTCGGATCGTCGCGATAGCGCGCGACCGCGATCTCGGCCTTGGGCATGTTGTGGATTGCCGCGTAGTGCACGGCGAGCCGGAATTCTTGCTGTGACGCATCGGGCTTCGCCCAGACTTCACCCTCGTCGGGTAAGAACAGGCCGCGGATAATCGGCGCGAACTCCTCGTCGTGCGCCGTCATCTGCTGCAGCGGCGGATCGCTGTACGAGAACCGGAACGATTTGGTGCCGTGGTCCTCGCTCCGGAACGGGTGAATCTCGGCGTAGATGCGACCGTTGACCGCGTGTCCGAGGATGTAGTTGCCAACGAACTTGTCGCCGGCGCGGTGATATTTCTCCGCCTCGCAGATCAGCTGCGGCAACCAGTGTGGATGGCCCTCCATCCAGTTCCCGGTGAAGCTCGGTGAGCCCTTCTCGGTGCGCGGATATTTCACCTTCTCGCGGTCAAAGATCGGCGCCTTCCACCGGCTTCGATTGAGTTCGTCCATACTCACCGGCATGCCGAGCTTGTCCGACAGCTGAGCGAGCACGGCGTCGCGCTTGCCAAGCAGAAGGTCACGGGCCTGTTCGGCGGCCGCGATGTCGATGCGGATTCCACGCGCTCGCATCTCGACGATCAGCGGCACCAAGTCGCGGTCCAGTTCGTAAGCAGCGCGCGTGTTCTCCCGGTCGAGGATCGGGTTAAGTTGATCGAACACCAGCAGGGTATTGATGGCGTCGGCCACCGCGTAGGCCGCGACGTAGCGCGCCGGCAGCTGCCAGAGATAACTTTGCGGGCGAAACTTCTTGCGCTTGTTGGTGACCAGTTCGAGCGTCGTGCAGCCCTCGCGCAACAGGGACTCGTCCTTGCCAGGAAAGCCGCAGGACTTGGCCAGCGCGTCGAGCCCGTAGTCGCGGCGGTTCTCGTTGGTCAGGGTGGCGAGTGCCCCTAGCTCCTCGATGCGCTCACTCGGCGGCATGCGGATGCCGGCCTCGCTGCGAAACCATCCCCAATCAAACGGCCCGTTGTGGGTGAGAAATTTCGGCCCGCAAGCGACGTGCGCAGCAAGCCAGGCGTAGACCTGCTCGGGCGGGAAGCACTGCGTGTCAGGGTGGCGCATCGGCAGATAGAGCCCGCGCACTTCTCCGTCCGCGCGATAGGCGACGCTGATGCCGCAGACGTGCCCGTCACGCCACGGCCAACTCGAACCGCGATCGGCCTGCAGGCCGTTGTCGCGCTCTTCACTATCAATCGCGAGCAGACCGACGCGCCGAAGATCCGGCAGCTCGTCCGGAATGAGATTCATGTTTGCGTCCTCAGTAAGGGATCGAGTCGTTGAACTCGGGCCGGCCCCACGCGATCGCGCGCTGCAGGTTGCCGTCGTAGTTCTCGCCGCCGATGCGGTAGCCGATGATGCGCCAGTACCTCTCACCTTCAGGTGCGACGCGGATGTGCGTTACCCAGGCGAGTTCGTCCTGGCGCTGCAGCGCCTCGTCGATTGTGTTCGGTACCGGCATGTCGCCGTTCATGCCACGCCAGAACTGCTCGGCCATGGTGCGGGCATAGCCGCGGTGCTGCAGGCACACCCACTTCGAAAAACCATGGATGCCGCACTGGAAGTTGACCCGCAGCGACGGGGTTTCCTTGTGGTGAAAGCCGTATTCAATGTCGTCGACCTCCATCCAGTCGGACATGACGCGCCGCGGGCCGAGAATCGCCGCCGTATCGGCGTGGGCGGCGTGCTTGGGTGTGGTGTCACGCGGGAAAGCATGGCCGCAGCACGAGCACTCGGTCGCCGCCAGCGGCAGGATCTCGTTGCACTCCGGGCAGACCTTGGTCGGCGCCTCGCCCTCGCGGCCGCTCTTGGTCTTGATGCGGACGTTGTCGACCGGGCCGAAGCGGCGAACGTTTCCGGCGAAATCAAGAACGGTGCAGGACTCCTTGCCGTCCGCCTTGCGCGTACCGCGGCCGACCTGCTGGATGTAGAGCCCTGCCGAGCAGGTCGGGCGTAGCATGGCGATCAGGTCGACGTGCGGAACGTTGAAGCCATACGAGAGGACCATCACGCTAACCAGCGCGGTCAGGCGGCCGGCACGGAAGTCCTCGATGATCCTGGTGCGCTCGGCGTCCGGGGTCTCGCCGAGCACCATTTCGGCGTCGACGCCGCGGGCACGCAGTGCGTCGCGCACCATCCCGGCGTGAACGACGCCGACGCAATAAATCAGCCATGCTCGGCGCTTGCCCCGGTAGGTGGCGATCTCGTCGCAGGCCAGCTCGACCGCGTTGTCGCGAATCGCGGCGGCTTCGAGTTGCTCGGCGATGTACTCACCGCCGCGCTTGCCGACCCCGGTGACATCAATAGTCTTGGCCGTAGCCTTCGACGACAGCGGCGAAAGCCAGTCGTCGCGGATGCCCTCGGCGATCGTGTACTCGAACACCACGGCGTCAAATAGGTGGCCGTCGCCCTCACACAGGTGTCCGCTGTCGAGGCGGAACGGCGTTGCGGTCAGGCCCGCGACGCGCAGATCGGGCACGAGCTTGCGCAGGCCGCTCAGGGTCGTGTGGTACATGCCCTGCTCGCCGTGCGGGATCAGGTGGGCCTCATCGATGATGACCAGGTGGCGCGCCCCGAGCACCTGCGGGTCGCGGTAAATCGAGTTGACCGTGGCGAACAGGATCTGCGCGTCGGTATCGCGCGAGCCGAGCCCGTCGCAGTTGATGCCGATCGGAGCGTCAGGCAAGATCTTCAAAAGCTCTTTGATGTCCTGGTCGAGTAACTCGCGGTTCGGTGCCGTCACCAGCACGCGCATGCTCGGATAGTCGGTCAGCAGCCGCTTGACCAGGAACGCGAGCACGACGGCCTTGCCGGTGCCGGTCGCCATCGCGATCAGCGGATTGCCCCCGCCGTTGCGCCAGAACGCGAACAGCTCGCGTAGCGCGTCTTCTTGGTATTGCCGAAGGATCATGCTCGTTCTCCGAAGTGACGGATGGTCGCCGACACGGGAGCGACAACCATCCTCACCGCGGCCTCATTGCTTCACTTCTGATTCCAAGGAAGGTCCGGTTTCGCTGCCACCGAGGCAGACGGCCCGATGCTCGGCGAAGCGGAAGGTCCACGCTTGGGCACGTAGTCCTGCGGGCGCACCGCGTAGATGCGGTTGCCGTCCGGGTACTCTCCAGCCGGGTCGCGCTTGATGGCGACGCGGATCTTGACCGGCTTGTACAGGAGTACGTCGATCTCCTGCGTGGGCTCGGTGATGCCACAGGCGGTGTAGACATCGGTCAGCAAGCGCTTGCCGATCTCAACCGCCTGCTGGCTCGCATTAGCCAAGGTGATGTTCTGATAGATCTTGCGGTGCAGAAAGTCGCCCTCAAGAACCTCGAAAACCGTCAGCAGGTAATTGCCGTTACCATTTGCGGCGTCGCGAACTTCAGCCTCGACGATGTGGGCCAGATACCATCCTTGCGGGATGGACTGCATGGCCTGCGTGCCCTCGTGCGCACGCGGGTCAAACATTTCAGGAAGCTTATCGTGATAACTCATCGTCACAGTCCTTACGCTTGGATGCCACCATTTTCGGATGTCATCGTTTCAGTTACATTTTCGGCTACCGCAGTACGCACACTCCCCGCTTGCGGCTGCGGGGTCGGGAAGAACTTGCCGAACGTCGACGGATAATCGAAGCGCAGCGGAATCTGGATGCGCTCGGGCATTCCGAAGCGGTTCTTTGCGGTGAAGGCTGGTCGCGGCTCGACGTGCAGCCAGCGAGTATTGCCGCCGTCGGCACGAGCGCGGGTCTTGCCGAAGCCGCCCTGCTCGCTCTTGATCACCACGTCGGTCGCGAGAAAGCCGATCAGGTCGGCACTGTCCTCGACGAGCCCACGTGCCCGCCTATGGAGTCGCAAGGCGTAGGCTGAATAGGCCGTCGTGCGCGGATCGTTTATCATCACGATCTCGGAATGCGCGATCAGCACGATCGTCATGTCGCGGTTGCGCCGTAGCCAGTTGCAGCCGCGCAGGAAGTCGAGCCAGTACTTATCGAGTTCGACGTAACCCTTGCCGAAGCCCGGGGTCTCGATCGAGGCGTAGCCGCGGTCGGCGCACAGCGCCGCCTGCACGAGCGGTTCCAACTGGTCGAGGCTGTCGACGACGAGCGTCTGATAGCCGTGGTCTTCTTTGCCGAGCCACGACAGCGCCTCGACGACGCTGGCGAAGCTCTCGCACAGGCCGAAGCTCGCTATCGTCAAACCGGCCGGGCATCCGTCTTCGGTCTGGATGAACACCGGATTCGGGAAGCCCGAGCCCATCGAGGTCTTGCCGATGCCCGGAGCGCCGTGCAGGACGATGATCGGGGGACGCGAGGCAGTGACTTGAAAAGGCTTCATGCTGTTCTCTCCGTTATGTACCTAGTGCAGCACCACGCTGACGTGCCCGAGCACGCCGAGCACACGACAGATGACATCACCGATCCGGCCGGTGACGCAGGCGGGGCAGAATATGGAGAACGCGATCGGATCGTCGGTCACCGCCACCGCCCCGAAGGTGTCGAGCGACCTCCGCACGCGGGCATCCGCGCACCCGCGCCGCGTTGTAGCGTTGCAGACAGAGGCCGCGGGCTTCGAGAGGACAGCAGGCCGCGCGCGTGCGCATGGTCACGGTGAAGCGGTCTGCGTCGGCGGCAAACTTGATGTTGTGGCCGGCGGCACGGGCGGCACGCTCAACGCTCTTGGCGAACAGGAACATGTCATCGGTGACGAAGTTCAAAGCTTTCCGCCGTGCGGCGGTTCGGGAGACGCGTACGGGGCATCGTTCTTGTCCATGTTGGTATGCGTGCGGGATAAAAAGAGAGGCACCGGCAGGTCTGCCAGCGCCCCAAGGTCTCAGCGTGCCGCTATTCAGGCGGCGCCCGTGTCCGGAGTGATGCTAACGACGCCACACCCAAACTGCGGCTCCAGTTGCGTTTTGAAGCCGTGTTTTTCGCTGGTGGCGTTGAATTTAGAGGCGATGGCTTCGCCGAGATTGATGTTGAACTTGGCGGCGATCATGTCGGCAACGATGATGACGTCGGCGATCTCGGCGGCGATCTCGTCGACAGTGACGCGTGTGCCGCGCAGCCCGAGAAGCTCGCGCTCGGCCTTCTTCAGCGCATTGCACAGTTCGCCCGCCTCGCCCGCCAGCTCGTTGCCGAGAAAAGTTAACGTCCGCTTTCGCTCTGGGTCCCACTCCTCTTGACGATAGACGTTGGCGATTCGCAGGTGTTCAAGTCGAAACATTCTGTGCTCCTGTGTCGTGGTCAGACGGCGACTTCAGCTTTGATGTGCGGATGGGGCTCGTAGCCTTCGAGCGAGAAATCCTCGTAGCGAAAGGCGAAGAGGTCGGTCACTGTCGGATTAAGCTGCATGCGCGGCAGCGTTCGCGGTATCCGTGATAACTGCTCGCGCGCTTGCTCCAGATGATTGAGGTAGAGGTGCGCGTCCCCGAGCGTGTGCACGAACTCGCCGGCTTTGAGCCCGGTCACCTGCGCTATCATCTCAGTCAGCAGCGCGTAGGACGCGATGTTGAATGGCAGTCCGATGAAAACATCGCCGCTACGTTGATAGAGCTGGCAGGAGAGCCGGCCCTCGGCGACGTAGAACTGGAACAGGCAGTGACACGGCGGCAGCGCCATTTTG